ACGTGTCAGACCATCAGCGAGTTGGCGTTGCGAAATGTCGAAATGGTCAGCACCGAATGCTAATTCCTGAAAGGCTTCGACCGCGAAACCAGTTCTATCGGCGATCTTGCCAATGGCATCGGCGGTATCAAGTGAAGAGGAAACAAGGCGGGACATGCCGGACACGATAGGCGCGACGACATACTTAATCGAGCCAATCGTAATGGCAAGTTTCTTGAGCGTCTTTAAATTCTTGGCAAGGGATTCGAGATTCTTATTCGCTGACTTGATAGCAGCGCCAGTCTCATCCTTACCATTGATAGTAATCTTGATGTCGCGGCGAATAGGCATGTCAGTCTGTCTCTAACGCTCTTAGGACGCGCTTGAACCCCTTTTCGTCTGATTGTGAAGCTCTGGCTATCATCAACGCCTCGCGCCTTTCTCCGGCGTCTGCGCGAGCGTGCGCTGATATATACAGATTGATTTTTGCGAGCGTGTAACCGTAAATATCCGCTTCACGGTGCCCGTGTTGAACGAGAAACGCTAGGATGTCGCCCCAGCCGTATCCGGTGCCTTGTTGATCCGTCCCACCATCTCGGTCAGCACCGGCCCGAGACTTTCCGCGAAAAAACCCATATTCGCCTGATAAATCGCCATTACCAGCCGCATGATGTGATCTGGCATCAGATCATCCAGCACGTCGCGCTCGATCTTCGCGGCAATAGTGATTACATCAGCCAGCTCGTCCGGGTACTTCGTCAGCAATCCGAGCAGAAGATCCTGGCCCTTGTCGTCGCTGGATTCCAGTTCCGCCAAGGGTTCCCGCAATATTTTCGTGACCTTGACGACCTGGCCGAATGTCATTGCAGTGATATCAACGCGGATATCGTCCACCACCACCGGAACGGTATCCGGCATCAATGCTTCCAGGTCTTCCACTGCATCCGTCATGCGACAGAGGTAATCTTGAAGTACTGACTTACGCTGGACCCTTTGTCGGTGTCTGCCAATGCCTTGCCGGTTACGCTGAACTCTGCGAAGTCGTCCTGAATCAGTCCAAAGTTCTCGCCTACACCAAACCGGCAGCGATGGACATCAACTTGGAATGGCTTGCCCGACTGCGCTTCGTTTAGCCCATCAAAAAACAGGACATACTCTTGTGCAGACGTAAACATGGCTTCGATAACGTCAGTCGTTGCATAGGTATAGTCCACTTCCAGCGCGGTGCCGTTTGAGATCGAGCCGGTGGATAATACGTAAATGCCGCCGTTTCGGACCTCGTAATCTGTATCCGCCACATAAGTCGGCGTGCCACCGGAGCCGGTGACGGTAACAGATGTCAGCGTACCACTGTGCGCCAGGCGCGACAGCGAATCAGCATACCCGGTGACTGCCTCGGTCGTGATCGCGGCGCCCGTATCAGCACTCGACGATCCGCGCAGGATGATGTCCAGATTGTCCGTCAAAATCTCATGCAAGGACATTTGAATCTCGGCGCCGGTAATCTGTCTGACCTCATTCAGCGTGCCACCGGATGCGACCTGATAATTCTGAATCTCCCGGACCTCTTCCTGAATCGATATTGTCAGGGACGAGCAGTTGCCCAGTTCCTTCAATTCAGCCGATGCGCCCTTAACTTTAGCATAGACTTTGCCTTTGCCAATGTATGTCTTGTCTGCCACTTGATCGCCCTCTTAGGTATACGGATCGCCGACCCGCTCAATAAATTTAATGTCTGTATTTACAGACAGCCCAGCTACCGTTGTCCCGGCTTCAATGTCCGAATAAATCCGCCCAGCTTGTTTGATTTCAGATACCAGATCACTGAGCGTGTCATCTCCTACAGAGAATAATGCTGTCAGAATATCCGCCTCCAGGTCATCCACGGCATCTGATGGATTATCCCTGTCTACCGTAACAATGCCCTGCACGCCAAGCGGCAACGCCAACAGCATCCGCTCGCCACGGTCTGATTCAACAAAAACATTGTCCTGCAACACCGTCAATACCGGCAATGGGTCGGATGCAGTAAACTCGACTCGTCCGCGGTAGACCCGCGCACCGGCGCCCGTGTTGTACCCATTCGCCACCGTGATCGTCTGCAACCGCGCTACTACGGCATCAACGATTCGACGTTTCTTACTAAGTGCCACTATTCAACCTTTGGTAATCAGTTTGATCTGGCGTGTTAATTCACGCTCGAACTTGTCCGCGATCTTTGGTTCAATCTTCGGTCGAAGTGTTTCCATTGCCTGACTAAGCGATGGGCCATACAAAACGCGGAAACGCCGCGAATCATTAGGGTATCGCATCGCAATAACTTTGATTCGCTTTTCGCCTGCCTGGATATTCGTTATAAAAGCCCTCGGCAGATGCCGATACCATCCGGACTTCTTCACCTGAACAATTACACCAAGCGACTCTCGCCTACGTCTATGGCCTGCGCGCCTTCCTCCAATCAGTTCGCCTTTCGGTGCGCCATATTGATATTTGGTTAAAAGTGCGCCGCGACTAGGCGTATAAATCTCACGGCCAAGCGGTCCTGATTTCTTATGCCTTATCCCACTCAATCCGCCCTTTTTGATTGCCAGTTCTTTTTGAACTTCGCGCTTTATAACTGGGATGCCATCCCTTGCAGCCGTGTATGCTGCTTTTCGGATTGCCTTTTTAAACTTCTCCTGCATCCGTTTCAGATCGCGCTGTACAATCTTGATGCCGCGCTCACTGACTTGAATAAAACTCACGCCGGCATCAAAATCGCACTGTTAGGGAAACGCGGACGGTGTACCCGTTGTTCTCAAGCTCTGCATCGACATCGTACACAACCGAATCAATCTCGATCTGGTCACCACGCTTGACCTCGGGAACTTCGGATAGCTTGAGATACGCCGACAACCCAGGCACCGTCCTCACAGATCCCTCATACCTCCTGAATATTTCAGGGACTTCCGTTTCCCCGGTCTGAGTGATCGCCTTGACTACTTGTGACGCGCAATCAATCGGTGTGTACACCACGTCCCGCGCCATCACAGAGAACAGCGGCCCGACCAGCATGTTCTCGTAGTCCACAGTCATGACTTACTACGCGACAGTGCCAGGGCTGACGTTCAGTTTAACCCGCACGCTGGTCGTACCATTGCCGGCCGCTTCCATTGCGATTGCGGCGTTTGTGATGTCACCCGTTGCAGGCGAAGCAGCATTGTCGTCGAAATTGCCCTCAGAAGTATCCCACATGACCATCTCGCCCTGTGCAATCACAGCCGTCGAGACTTTCACCACCGTCGCAGTTCCGCCGACCTGTACTTCGCCCGTTGCGCCGTTTGCAATATCCACCACGGCAATGCCGAGCAGGTTCGCCACCGCAACCGTATCGCCGCTAGATACAGCCGACCCGGTGCCATTTGTCCAGTTGAGAGTGTCGCCTGGGCCTTGATAATTCGTCGCCATCTTCAGTTCCTCTTATAAAAGAACGGTGCCCGCAGGCACCGCTAATGCTCGTTGTTGCCGGTTATGCGCCAGCGTTCTTGTAACCGCCGCGCCAGTCAATGGATTTCACGCCGTAGTCCAGCCTGACTTTCCATTCCATTGCATCCGATGACCAGGACTCCTGTGCATCGGTATACGGTGACTGTTGCCCATCAAGGAAAGCCACCTCGATCAGCGGCGCCTCACCGGGAGCCGTGACAAGATACCATGCAGTCGTCGAAGTCGCATCCAAACGCGGATCCACCACCACCTCGGCCATGCCGCGAACAGCGTTCGGCCTGCCGGTGCGAGTCGCGATAGTCGGATCGAATTCCGCGGCCATTAGGGTTCGCACCGTGTCTTCCAGGGCTACCGGTGCTAACAGATACGATGGTGCAAGATCGATGTAGTTGCTATTCGTATCGGTCTGCAACCGCATGGCAGAACGACCAGCGCCTACAGTCGCCACCGTTGGAGCGGCGCCAGTCCCGGCCAGGTTGCTATGATCGGCATGAAACAGCGCAGTACCGTCCGACATAGCGGCATTGGTATTGATAACCGAATAAACATCGCTGGTTACCGTGCGAGCGGCAGCATTGCCAAGCATTGTTGCCCTACGAGTAAACCCGCCCAGGTCATCATTGATAAGCGCCTGACGGGTGAAACGGATCGCCTTGCCCTTAGTGGCTGCGGTCAACTGCTCGCGCTCTTCCCCGATTGTGCCGTAGCTGTATTCACCACCCTCGGCGATGGTCGATAGCGAGTTGAACGAACCCAAACGGATGCGATCATTCGTCTTGAAGTCCGGCACCGACCCGATCTGGCACCAGGACCGCCAGGATGCGGCGAATTCGCTATAAGCTGCCTGTAGCGCCTTGTTGGCGGTATTGGCGAGCAGATACGGGAAATCGCTCGTACTGTGTGCGGCGAATACCTCACCGACCACCTGCGCCCGACTCATTCCGCCCACGTCTACACCCTGGTTGCGGAGATCCACCCGCGCCATCTCCAGCAGAGTCATAGAAGTGAATTCGTTTCCCTTGCGGTCCACCGGCTTGTCCTGCTTCAGACCAGCCCGCAGAGTCAGCGCATCCCTAGCGCCTTCCTTGTACTTGTCTCGAACATCCGCAACCATTTCGATACGTGGGTCACCACCCAGCGGCTCGACACCTTCGCCCAGCTTGGCCAGCAGTTTGACGCGAGCGGCATCAATAGATACCGCATCATCATCCAAACAGATGTCCATCAAGTCGCGGATCTCCGGACGTCCGACAAAACCTTGGAACGCTGCGCGAATCTCGCCGCGACGTTTATGCTCCTGCGCCTTAGCGAAAGACACAGCCTCGGCCTTTGCTTGTTCGATCTCTGCACTCACAACATCACCGCCCTGTTTCTTGGCGCCGGTGTCGGTCGCCATTTTTTCATCAGTCATTGTCTGGCCCTCTTCAGCGCCGCTTAGTTTGGCGACGACTGCCGCCGGTATGGGAAACCTAGCTGATGCAGCGATCTGCATTGGTTCGGCACCCTCGATTACTTCATCAACAAAACCCTCTGCCCGCGCTTCTGCCGCGGTAAACCAATAATCGTCCTCGCCTGTCAAAAGTGACAGTACATCCTCAATGCTCTTCCCACTCTTGCGCGAATAGGCTCCAGCCATCGCCTCGGCATGCTTGTCCAACACATCCGCCGCTTTGCGGATCTCTTCCGCATTGCCTGATACCAGACCCCATGGCGGGTGAATCATCATCAATGCCGTGTCGTGCATCTGCACCGTGTCACCCGACATCGCAATCAATGACGCGATTGAGTGTGCCGCGGCGTCGATAGTTACAGTGACATTGCCCGGATGGTCACGCAGCGCGTTATAAATCGCTACACCATCGGAAACCGACCCGCCATGCGAATTGATCCGCACACTGAGATTATCCAGACCGGGGATTTCCCCCAGCTCATGGCGAAATGCCTTTGCCGTCACCGATTCATCGGTCCACAATGACTCCCCGATATCCCCATAAATCAGGATCTCGGATTTCTGCGATCCCGCTGCTCTCGGCTTGAAGGTGTACCAGTCACCTGTCGCGCCGCCCTTTTTCTTCGCCATCTAATGCACCTATCCGGTTGCTCTAATATTTTCATCATCCGCCATATCCCCGGTGTCATCCTGCGCCGGGTCTGCCGCTGATGTAACGCCACGTTCGCGCAGCATCTCACGCCACAATGCCTCTTGATCCAGCACGTCTTTCGGATTGCCGCCGAGATCACGAATGACTTGCGGCGCCGACTTCAACACTGCGCGGATCTGTTTCTCGTTTGCGCTCGCTTCTTTCAACGGATCAATCCAAGGCATCGGCGGACCTCGGAAATCCGCATCCCACGCCTGCCACAAATCCATTCCGCCAAGCTGTACCGCACCCGTCGCTGCTGCCGTCGCCACGAATTGGCGCCAGACCGGACGTGTGAATTGAGAAACGAACAAACGAGTTAGTGCGCGGTAATTCGGCCAGCCCTCGACCAACTCCTGCCGCTGCGCTGAATAAGTGCCATTGTAGTTCTTACTGATCGACGAATAGTTGGCACCTGTGCCGGATCCCACTGCCCGCAGCATGGCATCCCTGAATGGTTCGAGCAGCATAGATGGCCGATTACTCTGAATCGTGCCAACATCCTCACCCGGTAGCAGTTTATCGTAGACCATGCCCGGCACCATCTTGAATGACCGATCGTCCTCGCCGCTTTCCGGCGCTGTATAACTGGAATCAAGATCGTTGCGTTTGATGAACCCGGTCATTGCTGCTGCAACGCGGGCCGCGACCATTTCCGATTCCTCATAGCCCTTGATGTGTTCGAGTCGCTGAAGGACTGACGAAAAGACGGATACACCACGGGCCTGCCGGAATCGGTCCACCATCTTCAAGTGCTGGATACGGTCGGAACGCACCCGCTTGACCGTCAAACCTTTCCCGATAGTATTGTCGCCCGGATGCGTCAGATATAAATGATAGGCAATCGGTCGGCCCCACTGGTTTCGCTCAACGCCCTGCGCGATACCCTTGGACTCGTCATCGAGGTCCGCAATCATATCGGCCTCCAACAATTCCAAAGAAAACGGGACAATCGTCCCATGATCTAAAGCGCGCATGCTGCCAGGAATCATCTGTGCCAGGGCTTCGCCATCCCGCAACCACGCGCGGGAAACCAATCGCTCAACTTCGGTCCAGTCGTGGCAATGCGTGACCTCGGGACGGATCGCCCAGTCCCGCCACAAATCCATCAGTTGCGCCGCGAGTTCCGCATTGATCTCGCCGCCTTCATCCCGCGGTTGCGGCTCGATGCTGATGCCGCCCGCACCAACCACATTGTTCACCAGCGTCGTAAGGATCCCGCGGGCGATGTCGTGATTCTGATCCAGGACACGGGCATAGCCGCGCAACTTGCTACCTGCAAGACTTGTCAGCGCGTCGCCACTCGAATTGTCCGGTTTATCCTTTCGATATCGGGACGGTTTTGAACCTTCGTAGGCGGCAAGTACATGCCGATATTGCGCCCGCTTTGCTGCCATGCCGGGAGAAAACCAAGCAATCAGGTCGTCCAAAATATTCATTCGCGAAAGTCCACAACACTGTACAGTGCGGACCCGCCCTGGCTGGCTGCGCTTGCGGCGTCGAGTTCCTTCTGAATCAAGGACAACGCTTTCATCATTTCACTGGTCGATTGATACGTCACACGCTGCTCGCCAATCGCAACCGACATTGTGCCAGTCGCAATAGCTGCCTTCAGATTGTCACGGTCTGTAATACTGAATGCCATTTTATAACCACCCTTCCACGTTACCCATCCACCCATCGGCAGACGGCGCCGGCTGTTTCGGTTTCGCCCTTGGTTTTTGTTTCGGTTGCTCCGGAAGGTATCTCCAGACCCGCAGCATATCGGCCCCGACAACCGCCAAGGCTTCGCAGTCGAGATAATGATTGTCTTTCCGAATCTTCTTCCAGACAGCCCGCCCGGAAGGTTTCACGATCCGCGTTTCCGCTACCACCTGCTGGCAGTAATCGTCCGTTGCATCCAGCGGCAAATGCCACGCCCCGGATTCGCCTTTTGGCCATGCCAATCGGGAATGTACCCAGGATTTATAGTGGTCTGAATCAACGTGCCACAGTTTCATCCCGCCCTTTAACACTCTCCCACCGACAGTGACATCAATGACGTTAGACTTGAGCGGCTTGTCCTGTGTGTCGTGACCCTTGGCAGGGACCGCCCAACTCGGGAACCGCCGGCAGAACGAATAGACTTGATTGTCCGGACGCTTGAAACTATCCCCTGGACGATACCCCGAGTCGATAATCAATCTGTCTATACGCTTTTCGTCTTCGCCGAACCGTAATGCATGGAACCCGCCCAACTCTGCCCACACCGCATCGTGTGCTGTCTCTCCGTACAGTTCGCCATGTCGGATTAGTGTCGATTCGTAATTGACGCCCCATCCGCGAATTACATAGTAAAGCCGATCCTTCTGGACATCGACTCCGCACGTGATAACCCGAACCCAATCCGGACAATATCCAAAAGGATACGGTTCTCGAAGGTCCGCGACCGATTGCCATTCGGGCGCGTCGCCCTTTAGTTTGTAGAGTTCACCGAATCCGGTATTGATAACACCCTGGATTCGCTCCGGATCCCCGCTGTTGACCGCGTTCAAGAACCGGCGAGCCAGTTGTCCGTAACTTCTCCACGTGGAACATAGTCCCGATACCCAGTATGACGCGCAATCATTATCTGGTGTCTCGCCCGATATCTCGCCCTCGGGACTGATTGTCTGTCCCGGCGCCACATACACGCCGCGCTGATTCTGTGAGTCCTTGTCCTTGTCACTCGAAAGCGCACCGCAATGCGGACAACACATCCGGGCCCGGTGTAGCGCCTGCGTCGGCGTGGATCCTTCCGGCCACTGCAACAGGTTAAACCGCGGGACGTAATACTCGCGGCAATGCGGGCATGGCCATGCCCATTCAAAGCGGGTGCCTTCCTGCCACAGCTTCCAAATCTGTGACCCGATATCTGCGGCGTCCGCTGACTGCCAATGAGTCAGACCCGTCTCTAGCGTCTCCGCTTCGACATTGCCGATTGTCGGCGTTGACGTGCCAATCGCTTTACCGTCCGGGTACGTCGAATTCCGTGCCTCGGCAAGTTCAAAGGGATCGCCCTCACCGCCAACGTCATCGTCCATTCGGTCACGTTCATCCACCATTACAATACACGCCGGCTCGGATGCCAGCTCCGTAGCCGACCCAGCCCAGGCCAATCGAAACGAAGTGCCGGCAATGTTTTTGTAGGTCTTCGATTGCGACTTGCCTTCTGCCATCTTCTCAGTCAACGAAGGCGCACCACGTACCATCTTTTTAATGCGCGGCTCGATAACTTTCTCGACGTTGGACCGCGTAGGCCCAACATACAGAATCGGGACCGGATCATCATCCAGCCGATGGCCCGCAACATTCAGCAAAATCCCGTCCGTCTTAGCCATCTGAGAACCCATGACGGCGATAACGCGGTGATAATGTGGGTCAACACAGGCCCGCAGTATTGGGACCGTCCATGGCGCCCTGCTGGACCGGTACGGTCCTGGCTCCGCCGATCCTTTCGGCAGTACTCGACATGATTCAGCCCACTGATCCGGCGTCCTCCCCGGTGGAGGCTTCGCCATCCATGACGAGCGTCTGAGTATTTGCCATAATCTCGAATGAAACCGAGACGTTTTGACGGATGCGTCTTGTTTCATCCTGTAATACCTTGCGAATCACTGCTGGTTCATTTTCCCCCGCGAGAACATTCGCCAACCGCCCTGGCAACGACTCCAAACCCTGAGTAAAACTGGCGGTCATAACATCTGTCATTGCGGTGACATCATCGACCGGGATCAAGTAGCCGTCCGTCTTGTCATTTTCGAGCTTTAGTTTACGATGACGCTCCAGTTCCAGTTCCTTGCTGATATTGATAACCTCGCCGACATCAGCATTGCGACCCTTCAGGTGACTGATGTATTCATCCAGAACGGTGAAGGCATCAAAGCGGTCACCCTTGCGGGTAATGATCCCGGACTTAATCAGCTCCCGGAAATGCGTTCGGGACATGCGGCAAAGGCGCGCCATAATCCCCGGCGGAGTGCTACCAAGTAGCAATTCGTATTCGGCTGCTAATGTCCTGCGCTGATCCATTGCAATGTCAGGCGACTGAGAATAGCGCCAATTGTGCCGTCTCGGCCTTAAATCGGGCCTTGGCGGCCGCGTAGTACTCCGCGTCTATCTCGCAACCCACAAAGTCCACACCGAAATAATGCGCGGCAATGGCGCTGGAGCCGCTACCCAGGTGAGTATCCAGGATGCGCTGGCCAGGTTTGGCATAGTTTCGGAGTAACCATTCATATAGCCTGACAGGCTTTTGAGTCGGGTGAATGCGGTGTTCCTGAATCGCTTTTCTGAACCCAGCCCACAAGAATTCGAATTTATTACACTTCCTGCTGAAACTGCTATAGGCAAGCTCGCACATGGATAAATGCTCTTTGATGTCCACTTTTTTGTCCCACACTATCCAACTGCTACTCGCAGGGAGGTGCCTTACAAAGTAATTGGCTCCCCAAATTATCTGATGCCTGCTCACGCGAAACAACGCATCAAAATACTCACCATTTGGTGTCGCCAAATCATCGAACTGCCTATATTCATATTTGCTAGGGTTTGACCATTTCACCGTCACTCTGTCGCTATTTTCGCGCTGTTTTCCGACATCAATCCCATAAGGCGGGTCAACAATCGCCAGGTCAAATGCATTATCTGGCTGCGTTGCCATGTACTCCATGCAGTCCTGGTGCAATAGCTCAATCACTGGTGCGATACACTAGGGTAATGTCAAAAACCGTGCCAGAAAATACGCGAAAAGCGCGCCTCCACGAACCCGCACGAGGCCCCCTCCCGGAAGTACCTAAGCATTAGATAGTTTCCTTCCGCCCTTGGACCAGGAACGCTTGGTCTTCGAGTCCTGAGAAGTCGCCATCTAGTACAACCTCAAGGCGTTGGTTATCTGATCCATCCAGTCTGATATCTGATCCTGCTTTCTGGAATGTCCATCTTGCCCCTAGGCTCTCATCGCCTGATCCGTAGGATGACACATCAGTATCGTAGCATTGTCGTTTCCAGTGCGGGTTGATCTGAATAAGCTGGCCCGCTGTCAGATCGCTGATTGTGCCGCTGTCGTTCTGCACTCTAACCTGTATCCCATCGCTACCGGTAATCGAGATGCTATTGCCATACGCCCCTGAATCAAAGGATAGGTTATCCTCATAAAATACCAGCATTCTACGAATATAATATATATCAGTAGAAGCAGGCTGAATATAGAATATCTCTTGAGCTGATGAATAGTCCCCAGTTGCCTCCATCTCACCAGTACCGTCGCCATTGGTAGACAGGTATTGATCGATTCGAGACAGGGCCACACCGACACCGAATACACCGACAGCATTTGCGCTTGCTGGTTTGCGTATGCGGAACGTGCCTGGTCCTTGCAGTGTCCGCACCCGATCGAACTGGTGTACGAATACATCACCCCCTGTGCGGATGTATCCATGCGTGGCGCCTGCGTTGAGTTCACAGACAATGCCCTCGCCCGACCTGATGTTACCGGAGACGCCAATGGTGCCTATTTGCCCGTCACCCAGGGTGAAGTCCGCTGAGCTTGCTGCGCCCGTTTGTTGTGCTATCAATGTTGTCATGGGATAAGACCGTTGACCACTTTAACTACGCCGAACCATGTGTTTTTATCGCCGCTCTCGGTGACTTCTATTTCTATTTTCGACAGTCCTGCTGATAGTCCTGCCAGGCTGGTCGTATCAAACTCAAGCATTACCACACCATTCGTCCAGTCGTTGCCGGGATCAGCCTCCGTGATCGTTACAACCGTAGACTCAAGGGCTGAATGATCGGTGGCTATGATCGCGGATTTAACTGTAGCGCCACTGTCTATTGAATAGGCAGCAGTGCCCGCTTTCAGTGTAACGAGCTGTGACCATCCGTCACCGATAACAATAGTCGGCGTTGCCATTATTACGTTGGATCATTAAACAATATATCCCATGCAGGGACCGTGACTTCATCGTCAATCAATACTGCTTTACTTGTACAGGTCGTCGCGTAATAGTCCGTCCCGTCATTAATGGCGACGTGCGTTGCCGTACCGTCAGCATCAACCACTAGATCCGCCTGCAGGGCAACCGTGATCCTTCTGCCGCCTGACCCGCCATCAGCTATTGGCAAGTCGCCGGCAGTCAGAGCATGTGGTGGAATCAGCGACAGCGAATCGCATTCCGCAACGGTTGTCGGTTCTGCCGAGCAGATATTGATCGCTGTAGCTCCATTGATAGCATCCAGGCCGCCATCGAGAAATCCATCTGTTACTTTCTTAACCATTGTTAGAATCCTCCATCTTTATCTTTCCGCCCTCAACAGAGAGGACCGGGCGCCGGTTTGACTTTCGTTCACCGGTCTTAATCTTGCCTTCGGGATCCTGCGCCCATCCCATTGTACAAAAGTATACACCCACATCCTCCGGCACTTCGCGTAGCTCATCTTTGTAATATGCGTCGCGACCGTGCAGTATCTTTTCGCTCAGGATCTTTACCTTCATATCAATGTACCGTTATCGAGTGTGAGTCATCCGTAAAAGACATGCAATGTCGCATGTCCGCAAATACAATGGACCGTCCGGCTGGAATTATTACTGCTTCGCCGTAATTCAGCCGTATCAAATCAGACAATACGGTGTGGAGCGCATCATCGACGACGAGGACGTGTGCTTGCGTCAGGTCAACATTCGGCACTGTCACCGCATGTGTTGCGTCCTGCACTGATAGCAGAATTCCTGTCTCAAGGTCGATATTTCCCGCTGTGTGATCGTGACCTGCATCAGCCACTACCAGTATATGTGCCTGTGTCAGAGCCGGAATATCGCTGGATATCCCGTGCTCGGCGTCATTTACACCAAGAACGCCGGCAGTGATCAGGCCGATATTATCAACGGCATGGGAATGCGCCGCGTCCTCTAGTGCTAGGACGTGTGCCTGTGTCAGGTCTATATTGTCGGCTGCATGTATGTGCGTTGAATCATTTACACCAAGAATGCCGGCAGTAATCAGGTCGATATTATCGACTGTATGCGTGTGCGTTGCATCCTGAACTATCAGAACATGTGCCTGTGTCAGGTCAATATTGTCAACGGCAAGGGCATGTGCCGCGTCCTCAAGTGCCAGGATATGAGCCTGCGTCAGGTCTATATTCTCAACGGCATGGGCATGCAGCGCATCTTGTATTGCCAGGACATGCGCCTGGATCAGGTCGATATTATCCGCAGCATGGGTATGCGCTGCATCCTCAAGTGCTAGGACGTGCGCCTGCGTCAAGCCGATATTATCGGCTGAGTGGACATGTGCTGAATCTTGCATCGCAAGCGTATGCGCCTGCGTCAGGTCGATATTATCGACTGAGTGCGTGTGCGTCGGCGCCTGTATTACGAGCGTTATCCCGCCCGATACGAATTCATATGCCCCGACTGACCAGTTCGACCGGGTTGTACCCTCCAGGTCATCGGTGAAGATGCCGGATAGAACTTCGCCGGTGTCGGTTGCTTCGGTGTCTGAGGAGTCCAGATGGTAATCATCAACACCTGCGAAATCCAGAGTCTTGTTTATCCAAACCCCGCCGTCTGGAGAAGTGGCGTCGGAGGAGATATTGGCGGCTGTATTGAATGTGACTCCAGATAGTCCATCGTCCTCATAGTCTGCAGTATCGTTGCCTTGTAGAATATTATTCTTGAGATTAACTGTGCCACTACCCTGGGAAGTGATATAAATACACGAATCTTCCCCACCAATAATAGTATTATTATATATATTGAATGGGCTATAGGTACTATATATACCATTTGCAAAAAACACATCATTAATTGAAGCTCCGTCACCAACAGTAATCAAATTATTTATAAGTGAAAACTGTCTTTCACACTTAATTACATAACTAGCATTTGCACTACCCGTGGCAGTTATTATATTATTCCGGATTACCAGGCCAGCCGAACTACCGCCAGCATATATTTCACTATTTGTTGCTTTTATATTAAACGTGAAATTCTCTATAATGACATTTTCCGCAGCTATTGTTATGGTGTCATAGCCGGTATTCAGGTTATAAATAGCTGTTCCCTGCCCGTCTAAAGTCAGGGTATTAGAAGAGGATGTGCCCCAGCCAGCTAAAGTAAAAGGGTCGGTGGAATCAAACTCACCAGTAACATAGACATGCATCGCCTGGGTAAGGGTATCTGCCCTTGCCGTCTGAAACTCATCAAAACTGTTATATGGATTCCCAGCAGAACCGTCCCGACCGCCATCGGTATTATCAAAGTCGATATAAACTGTGGCGTCGGTCATCGGAGAGTCCGGCGGGCCTTGAGCGAGGTAGACAATGGGCTTGCCGGGTAGGCCGGTGTCATCGAATATGCTCTTGCTGGCGACATTTGACGGATCGGACTCCACGCCTTCCGAATTGACTGCTGTAACGTGCCAATCATAATCACCGGTGGATAATCCGTTGTCGAGATAGTAAGGTTCAATCGTGCTGGCAATTGGGTCAGCACCTTGGTCACGGTATATCCGATATCCCGATAAATCCTCAAGCTGGCTGCCATCTGTGTTCGTCGTCGGCGCTATCCACGTAAGATTCGCATCTCCCGCTAGCACCAATATCGGGAACAGCAACAGCAGCCATCTCAGCATGGCTCATGGCACAAGAATAATTAACGGTTTGCCAGGGACCACAGACACAAAATCAAGTGAGTCTGACCAAGGCCCGGGCCCGTTATCGTTTGCTGCCCTCACAATGATGGACCCATTACCCACAAGAGGAACAGGAGCCAACCGCCAGCCACCCCCAGAACCAACTTCCGCAACGCTCGGCGTCGTTGTCGTACCTCCGTCATAGGACAGCTCAAAGCTCGTCACCTGGTCTGTGGCCGGCAGCTCTTCGGTCGTCACGTCCAAGGCGAACGCTGAAGACGTGCAGCACACCAATGGAAGCCAATACAGGCTTTTCACTTTCGCCTCCTATGGATCGTATCCTGCCAGATCCGTTTCCATGCTCTGTGCTGTTCCTTTCAGAGCGACGAAGTCAGTTGCCATCTGGTCCTTTTCTGCCTTCAGTTCCGTCCACAAATCCACAGCCGGATTAGCAGTGGCCTGGTCGTCAATCCAGGTAATTACATCCGCATATTTTGTCGGGATGCCTTCGAGGGAAACCCGCGCGGCGCCGATCTGTGTCCGTGCCCGTAGCAACTGCTTCTGGTCAGAAACGACATGTCCTGCGATCTCATTAAGCGCGGATTTGGCGCCTGTATATGTTTCAGCCATATATCCTCCTTATCAATAATTCAATAATTTCAGTTATGGTGTTGCCAGCGTAATCCCAACATTATCGGCAACCACTACATCGCCTGGGTCCGACCCTTCTGCGGAAATAGTTACCGTCAGGGTATCGTCAGTTGGGGCTACCGTGGCTATCTTGACGTAGGTATTCTTGGCTATTCCGGTTGGGGACTGATCGATAGTTCCATCATATAGAGGCAGAACACCTGGCTCTTCCCAAGTTCCAAAAGTAAAAACCGTTACCGTACTGGTTGCTGCGGAACCCAGCATGGCCTCTGCCGTCCCAGTTCCATCCAATTCCACCACATACCATGACTCAGCCCTTCCAGATGGATAGTGGGCATCATCAACTGATGTACCATTCTTCCTTATGCCGAAAAAATATTGCGACGAATCAGTAGCCGATGTCATATAACAAGCAGCCGTTTTCCCACTATGGGATGTCAAATCAGTATAGGTATCATTCGCGGTGAGGTTATTAGTTACAGTGGGCGTTATTGTAAAAGCCCAGCCAGAATCCGATTTTATGTATCCAAGAATCCTTAACCCAATATTGGTATTGCTGCGATAGAAATCGAATATCTCCCCAGCATCGACAGGAACCATCGCGCTGTATCCACTATTTACTAATGTACCGACATCCCTAGTATTTCCCTTGGGACGCATATGCACTCTATAAGAACTAGCAAAATCCCCTGTGTAATGCGGCATTGCCAGTGCGGCAACCGCCGTATCTTCACCCTGTACATGAGTAGTAATATCTATTTCTTCGAAAGAACCGGGTGTACCCAATGATTCAGTTGTTGGAGTGGCCAGAAAATGTGCCTCGTCACCAAAATACCAAACAGCATAGAGCATCATATCGGTGTAAACTTCAGATTTAACTTCTATGCTGGAATCCGTCCCTATCTTACTGATTATCTGGCAGTATGGGCGGTTCGTATAATCATAATATGTTTCATCCGATGAACCTTTTGGACGAACCCCAACATATCTACCACTACCAGTAGCACTTATATGCAAGACTATTACTATCCCAGTAGCATCAGCAGGCACTCCATATAATGAATTAACATCAAATGTCTGCCATTCATTACTGGCGGTCAGTACAATCTCTTGATGTGATATTGGCCCACCCCACCCCATAATCTATTCCTCTATTGGTCAGGTGTAATTCCATGGACAAAACATTCAATATTCGTCCAGCCTTCTGAATGTTTTACCGTTGTTGGATCAGTTCCATGGGATGCTTCCCAAGCTGCGGTCATGCCATTGCTTGTCAGCACATCGCCACCGGTATGGTTAGTCTGTCCCCAATCTGGATAGCGGCCATATTTGGTATTAGTTACTGGATAGTTTACCCACCCCCCAGTCTTATTAGTCACGTCTTCCACTTGTCCTATATCAATAAGATCTCTTTCAGGCAGAGTTGCCCCAGCTCCTGCAAGCACTTGGTCATACGCAATTAATGCGGTAGTTGTCGAGACAGGTGCCGAGTCTATTGGTGCAGATAAGTTCTGTAACGCTGCAATCGGTTCGTAAGGCCAGCCGTCTCGCTGATCTACACAAGCGTATTCTGAATCTGAATCTAATCTCCGATAATCATCGTCATAATTCCCTTTTATGTATATCGAACTCGCATCTGCGTTTTCCTCGGTGGCATTCGGATTATCTCTCCCATGAATCCAAATCCCTTTATAATTTGCCGCCGCCCCGTCTGGCCCATTATGGCAATAGTTACCTATTACATTCGAGGTAAATGGCGAGTTGTCAGCAGCATTAAATTGTATGCCGATTTCATAGTTATATGCAACATTATTGATAACATCAACATTATCAAACCCTGATATATAAGGACTTCTGACCCTGTGATGCGTAAATAAACACTTGATAACTGCTCCATAATTTCCCCACCATGCGGCGAGCATTCCAAAGTTGTGGTCAGGTTCATCTTGTTCTGGATCATTGGCAATTGATTCAGAGATAATGCACCATTGCACTGTTTGCCGGTCGTATCCGTTTATTGAGAATGTTTCATCTATACCCCATGAAAATGAACAATGATCGACGATCACATCACTTCCAGTATCGCTTCCACTTTTCCGGTTAGTCTCGGCTGCATCTTGACGGCATGTCAGACCCGTGCCTCTACGCCATCTCATATGTTGCATTACGACATCTGATGCCCTGCTATTTAAACTGCCTTTGATAATAGTAATTCCAGGCGCAGGCGCAGTTTGCCCGAATATACTAATCCTGTCATCATCAATTATAATATTATCATTATTAAGATCAATAATTCCGCCAATGTTAAATACCACAATTCGTGGGCCAGATGACTCGCAAATGTATTTAAAACTCCCCGGTCCCGTGGCATCTAGTGTATCAACAACATACACCGTCCCACCACGCCCACCAATAGAAAACCGTCCATAACCTTCTGCGCCAGGGAAGGCAAGCATGTTGGTTCCCGCATCATTAACCGTATAATCTTTAGTTGTTTCTCCACTAGCACTATACCCGCCACCAGTTGCAATGGCTTTGACTGTTTTAGGATCGCCAGCAGTTAATGCGAATGGTTCTGTATAGAGCGTATCTTGGTCAGTCGGAGTATCGCCATTGGTTGTATAATAAATAGGCACGCCAGCGGTAGAAGTGAGCGCAATCTTATCTACTGTGGTAATCGTCCCTTCCGGGAAATTAATCCAAGGATCAGCAGCAGCAGTAAGCGGTGGTAATGAAGGACTATCCACCACGATCGATGTGACCGTCGATTCTGTCTCGCCCGTTACATTCGCGAGTTTCACATAGATATCTATATCTTCGTCGGTCCAGCCTAAATCGTAAAGGTTGAAAAAATACCTTGCTGTTCCGTCTCCGCCACCTGTTGCGTAATGAGAGACCGTGCCTGCCTCTTGCTCCCAATCTGCTGGATCGCTTAATACGGTATCGGCGCTATCGAATTTCTGGATTAGCTCTGGAATATAATGGGTAACTGACGCCTCAAGTATTCCACCAGCCACATCGCCGTTATATGCCTGTACCCTGGCTTTATAATCGGCCCCTTCGTCAGCTTGGTAGGTCGTCGTCGCCGTCGGCATATCTACCCAGGCATGGTGATCCCACGATCCGGCGTCTATCTGGACTTCTACTTTGTGGCGTGTAGCATTTGGATC